CATGGCACGGATTATGCAACCCGCAATAACTGTGCCCGATAGGATTTGATTATGAGGCTGCACTATGGTTTTTGTAGCAGTGGCAGGAATCACCCCGTCACCATGCGCAGCGTAGGGATCAGGTCGTCGCCATCGTCCTGGCGGGCCTGGCGCTCCAGCTCGGCACCCTTGGCAATGTCTGCCGAACGTCCCACCGTGGCCACCGTGTTGACAGCGATAGCGCGTGTCAGGGCAAGGGCAAGGCGGGTCAGCTTCGCATGGTCGTCGGAGCCTACGGGCGCGGCCTCCAGGGCGAACTGCACGCGGGCAAGGTTGGCAGCACTCGCCATGTCCACCGGGTTCCAGGTGTCACGCGGGCGGGCCTGCACGATGGCGTCCCAAAACGGGCGCGCACCGTCTGGCACCAGCACATGGGCAGGCGGCGACAAGGGCGGCAGGGCTGCGGCTTGGGTGGCGGCGATGGCGGCTGAGGCGCTGTCGGAGCGCTTTCGCTTGGGTGTCAGTTTCATATGTGCCTCTTTTTTAGGCAGTCAGCGTTAAAGCGAAGGGTACAGGTCGGTATTCGCTTATCACACTCTGGTGATTTCTGCAATAGGACTGTTGCTAGGACGCACCAGACGGGCCTACAGCAGCTTTATTCCAGTGGTGTGATGGGTTGATAGGGTTGCCGTCCGCATCGCATCCCATGCGTGCCTCACGTCCGTACAGCTCTGCCATGGTCTTGATCGAATGGCAGGGCTTGCACAGAGCCTGCAACGCATCCCGGCTGTTGTCCGCTGCGCCATTCATGTGGTCAACCTCAGTAGCTGGCACCACTAGCCCTTGCGCTGCACAGTGTCGGCACAGTGGTTCTTCGGCCAGCACCTGTTTTCTGAGCTTGCGCCACGCTGCACTATTGAGCGGCAGCACGCGCCCGTTGCTGTCCTTTGTCCACCTCATTGGTGGTTTGACAACGTAGCCATTCACGCGGCGCTCTTCGGGCATACCGTTGCTGTCCAGGCCCTTGGGTGGCTGTTGCCTGGCGTTCTTAAAGAAGTCGGGCGGGCGGCTCATTGCTTGCTCGGGTAAGCACCGGGCGCGGTCACGGCGGTGGTGTTGGGAGCGGTGGCGTCGATGCCGGGAATCGTGCTCATGCTCTCCAGGCGGCGGGCCTCCGATGGGAGCATCCATCCCGAAGCGATGGCGCTGGAATAGAAGCTTGCGCGGCTGGCGTGGTCGCCTCTCAGCATCCCTTCGGCATTGAACTCGGGGTAATAGACGCGGGCACCGGCTGGCGTCAGTAGCTGTCGGGTAATGGCACCTTCCCAGGCGCTCATGTGGCGCTTGAGCGTATGCACCACGAACCATCGGAACATCTCGGTACTGTTGGAATATGTCGAGTGGCTGAGGTCGCCGCACAAAACGGGCGGCAGCTTGAAAATCCTACAAACCTCTTCCACTGAAAAACGGCGGGACTCAATCCACTGAGCGTCCTGAAGGTTCATGCTCAGTGGCTGAAACTCCACGCCAGATTCCAAAATCGCAGTTTTGCCGCTGTTCACAGCACCTGCATGTTGGCTTGCCCACGATGCGCCGATGGCCTGGCGTTGCTCGGGTTTGAGCATAGACGCCACCTTGAGCACGCCCGTCAGCTTGCCGCCGTTGTCAAACGTCGATTGCCCATGTTGGGCCTCGGACTGTGCAAGTTGAATCACGGCCCTGGCGGCTTGAATGGGACTAATGCCCACCAGCGGATCAGATCCAGCGCGGTGGCGAAGGTGGAAAATTTCACCGGGCAAGAAACGCTCTAGCTTCCCGTCCGCATCGCGGTATTCATAGCCGCTGATGCCCTCGGCCTTGCGCATGACGGTAACCCGGTCTGTCACTAGCGGGGTAAGGGCGCGGGTCTGGCCATCCCATCCGCGTGTGATTTTGGCGTAGGCGTTGCCGGTCAGCAGCATAGTCGCCGTCATCCATTCCTTAAATTCCTGGCCACTCTGGTGCTCGTTGGGCGCATGGTGCAAGGTGGCGTACAGCGGGTGCTCGATTGCCTTTGTTCGGTCGTCGCCGTCCCTGCGGTACAGGTGCAAAGGCAATGATCCGATGGCCTCGGCAATGGTGCCCACAGCCGCGTAAACAGTCGCAATACCTTGGGCGCTGTCAGGCGTGACGGAAGAGTAGCTAGACGGCACAGGCCAGCCACCAATGCCCAGCACGGCGCGTTCCTCCAGGCCGATGGCGCTTTTGATTCTGGTGATGATGCTCATGCCAACTCCAGCCACAGGAAATTAGGGTCACTGTGAATATGGAAGTGGGCATAGCCTTGCTCGATAGGCTTGGAGCGCAGGCTCACTTCCGTCTGGCTGTAGGCTGGCCAGCTTTGCACCACGGACACCTCGTGCAACTCCACGGCGCGAAGCTCTCGCGTGTCGCCTTCCCAGGCTTCGTCGGTGGCCACAAACCCGAAGCTCATGCCGCCCAGGTCGTTGCGCTGTGCGAGTGCAACAAGGTCATTCCCGGCGCGTGTGTCTGGCAGTTGCAGCGTGAAGTGAAGGCCCTTTGCATCCTCCCGGAGCGTCAGGCTTCCCGACTTCGTGCGGCCCAATACCGCCTTCGGATCGTGGTCAGACAGCGCCAGAACATCGCGCCCACTGGCCAGCGTCGCAGCGAATGCACCAGGCGCGATGCGCTCGGTAAATCCACCGATAGCGGCAGGCGTGCCAAAGGTGGCAACGTAGCCCGTAAGCGTCCGTCCGCTGGCTGTCACACCAGCGGCGGCGCGTCGTTCAATGTCCGGCGCGCTCATGGGCTTAAAGGGCCACGTCGCTGGCTACAACAAAGCTCTCGGGGTGGCGTACAGCCACATCCACCGTGGCCATTGCACGCACCAGCACGTTGCCCTTGGAGTAGGCGGTTTCGCTGAAAGGGTTCACCAGCAAGTCGATTTCGCTCCAGATTCCCAGCATGGCCTGGCTCCAGTCACCGGCGATCAGGTGGCCAGTGTTGGGGGTGCCGGTCTTTTCGGGAACTTGGTTGCTGAAATAGGCGGGCAGATCAGCGACACGCCCGTTTTCCATCAAGTAGCCTGCAATGCCTGCGGCCTTCAGGGTGCCTTGCAGCTTGGCTTTCACCTTGGTGCTGGCCACGATGTTGGCGGCGCTGGTGTTGCTGATGTCCAGCTTTTGCAACATGGCCAGAATGTTCTGCCAGCTCAAAGTTGCCAAATTTGCGGTTTGCACGCCCACCGTGGAAAGCACGCCGGTCGGCTCGTTGGCACCACCGCCTTTAATCAAGGCGCTGTCGATGGCTTGTGCCAGCAGGAAAGACAGGTCATTGCGAACCAGCGCTTCCACGTCAGGGGAGCTTTGTTGCAGCAGTTGACGGCTCATCTCTTGGATGCCGCCCGCGTGCTTCGGTGCCATGGTCACGCTGTCGAAAGTCATGTCACCAGTGGGCAGCGCTGCATTCTCTGCAACCCAGCCGGTTGTGCCGCCGGTCGCATACTTGGGAATGGACAGGTTGCCAGACAGGCCGGACAGCACACGCACACCCAGGCGGCGGGCGAGTAGGTTGTTGCGGAATGGCTCGATGTACTGGTCAGCACGGTGGATCGTGGGCACGATTTCCGGCGCGGTGGCGGTGGTGTTGACGGCGCGGGACTCCAGCGCTGCCAGCGGCACAAACACGCCCTGAGCCTTGCGGCCCGTCCGGCGTTCGCTTTCTTGGGCGAACTCGGCAGCGGCACCGGTCAGGCTGCGGCCTTCCATCTGAGCACGCATAACTTCCACCACGCTAACGCGGCCTTCCATGTCGGACTGGCTTTTGTCCACCGGCGTGCCCAGGGCCTTGCGCTCGCAGTCCTCTACAAAAGCGGCGCGGGCCTCCTGGCCTTCCAAGTTGACGATCTCGGCCTTGATGGCGTCGAACTTGGTTTGAGCTTCGGGCGTCAGGGTTGGCATGGATGCCAGCAGCGAACGGGCTTCATTCACTTTGGCAGCACGGGCTTCACGAATCTGATGGAGTTGCATTTGTGGGCTTTCTTGAAAAAAGGATGCCCATGCAAATCGCCGGGCGGGTTGCAATAGTCACAGACTATTGATACTGCGTGATATATAGCAGGAATCTATGGTGGTGTCAAGAAAAAACCCGCTCGGGGCGGGCTGAGGGGTGGCTCCAGGTTTTGTTCGTCAGATTTCTGACTAACAACTTCGTAGGACGCGCCCCACGGATTAGGGGCAGCTCCAGGGAATCAAGTGGACAAAATGACCACTTGAAAGCAGGACGCGCCCCACGGTTGAGGGGTGGCTCCAGGAAACCTACACAATTAATTGTGGAATTTCCACGCGTAGGACGCGCCCCACGGCAGGCAAGAAAAAACCCGTACAGGGCGGGCTTTCGGTGGCGCAAATTGCACCCTTTCGGCGGTGGCTGAATCCGACCGGCGTTATGTAAACCCCGATGGGGTTGTGTTGGCTGGCTGGATTTGTGTCTTCTCTTTGGGGAAAACGGCTGTTTCTCCCCCTACGAGTAGTAGGGGGTTGGGGGGTGTTGCTGCCTTCGGCTGTTCGGCAGTCTGTAGAGCAGGCACCCGCCGGTTAACAGGCGCGGCCTTGGCTTGGGCACCGTCGCCTTTGCCATGTAGCTGGTTTCCGGCATGGATGCAAGGTAGGCCCATGCTGCATTGTTTTGGCGTGCTGTCTTCATGATGTTCCCGATTGAAAGAAAGTCGGCGTAGCGCTTGCGCTGCGCACCGTGTTCTTACGTTCATTGATAAAACCTTGAAATACCCTTGATATACCCTTGATGTCTTCCCAAGGCTAAAACTCACGTCCGAAGGTGCCGGTTAGAGCTTGGGTGGCGGGCACGGCAAGGCTGTTGTATTTCTCGGTAAAGCCTTCACAAACTGACTGATGCTGCGCCCACCATGCCGCAGTCATCGCAGTGTGCGGGCGGTACTTCAAGCGTGCAATGCCGATCATTGCGGCCTCGGTGATGTGGTTGGGCACAGGCACAGGGATGCCCTCCAGGTGGTCATTTTGTCCGCTTGTCAGCATCCTGATGCCTGCGGCAGTTGCTGCCTTGTACAGCTCCTTTTCCATGGGAAGGCCATTCCATGCGACTGGGTGAATCGGCTCCCCATCATCTCCTTCGTACAGGTAGGGCACCCACTCGATTAAACCTAGCGCCTTCAACGTGTCGAGCCTGCGGAAAAAGTCCACGCCAGCGTTTTTGCCCTCTTTCTTTTCCTCTGCCGTCAGCACCTCGCGCCGATGCACTTTTACGGCCTCACTCCACACGACATAAATTGATTCGCTGGTGAAGTCCCACACCGTGTAAGCGCCTTGCTGGCCAGCTTTGCGGCGCTCAAAGGCTTGATACACCGTCTTTGTGTTGATCCCGCCGTCCTCGCGCAGATTCTGAGCGGTGTACAGCTCCACCAGCAGGCGCAATGCCATATGGTCTTGCGTCTGCCGCAGCTTCACCAGTGGGGCCAGCTCGTTGGCTGCACCCTCTACCAGCGTCCTCGGCAACCAGATCAGCTCACCCTCTTTTTTAAGCTTGTAGTTCGGCCTGGCTGGCTTCCCGCCCTTGATGACAAGTCCTGCGGTGCACAGGGCCTCTATGGCCTCTTTAGCGGCACTCCAGCGCATCCCGGCATGGTTACCCACTGCCTCGGCACTCCAGCGCGTAGATACGTTGTCTTTGCCGGTTCCGCAGGCCATCACCAGAAAGGCACAGGCCGGGTTGATCCCCAGTCCGCACGCGCTAATGAATGTCTGTCTGCCCACTGCGAAAAATCCGTTTGCCGCCATTCAATGCCTTTCGTTTATTTGCCAGCCGGGTGGCCGATGGCCTTGAGTGCGCTCAGCAGCTCACGCTGTACCGCTCCCCAGTCCGGCACGGTGCCGAATTCCTCGGGGTTGATCTGCGTCCTGGCAAAGTGAATGGTTGCCTGCGCGGTGATAGCAGCTTGCACCAGGGCCTTGATGGCCTCGGGGTCGTTAAGGTTCTCGCAGTAGCGCCATGCGTCAGACATTCGGTTGCTCCTTGAGATCAGATTAAAAGTAGTTGCCTGCCAGCTCGCGCAGCCGCTTGCCGATGGCCTCGGCCTGCACAGCAAGGGCGCGTAGCTCATCATGGGTGAAGTCGCCACCTCCAGCACCGACGGCATGATCCAGCTCGATTGCCACGCCCAGCAGAGTGGTCGCGTCAGCTTCGATTACTTCCCAGTCGTTGGCTGTCCAGCCGTCTTTAGCGTTGCGCATGGTTCATTTCCTTTGAAGTGTTGCCCCATTATACGCACATACGCACACACACACAAGCGCATATACCTACTTACTCACCCTTGCGTCCAAGGCTTCGCGCACCAGGTCTGCCACTGACACATTGCGATCCAGGGCTTCGCCCTTCAGGGCCTTGAGCTTGGCGCGGTCGATAAAGAAGTTGAAGCGCACCAGGTCGCCTTGGGCGGCGGCTGCGGTGGGTACGTCTGCGCGCACCTTGTCGAGTGATTTTGATTTGATGCCAGTTACAGCCATCTTGCGGCCTCCAGTTCTGTGATTACTTGATTGATTTCAGATTGCGCGGCGGTGTCTGACAGGTCGAACACCGATACCCCGTCTGATAGGGCTTGTGCAAAGGCGGTGCGGTTGCCGACGGTGCTGGTCAACTGGTCGAAGCCGTAGCCGTTCCAATCGCCGTCCTTGATGATCTTCGCCAGCTTGGTATTGGCAACGGCGCGATTGACCAGGAAAGCCGCGTCGATTTGCCCCCCTGCGTCCAATCGAGACTGGATCAGTTTCACAGTGGCAGCGCTTGCCCACACGTCCGCGCCAGATGGTTGCAACACGATCAAAGCCACGTCAGAAACCCGCACCACAGCGGCAGCAAGATATGAAGCCCTGGCGGGTGTGTCGATCACCACAAAGTCAGCCACCAGGCCACGCAAGGCGGCGTCAAGCTCTTGTGGTTTGCCGACTGCCACCACTTCGGGCAGATCAGCACCGGGCGGGCTGCTTTCGCGCCAGTCGGTTGCGGTGCCCTGCGGGTCTGCGTCGATCAAAACCACGCGCTTACCCTTGCGGTGTAGTGCGGTGGCCAGATTGGTGGCAATGGTGCTTTTGCCCGTACCGCCCTTCTCGTTGATCGTGGTGATGATCTTCATTTGTGCGTCCGTGTGTTTGTGTGCGGTTAAGTATATACGCACAGACACACAAGCGCATCAAAACAGAGGCAGTTGATCCGGGTTCGGCGGTTTGAACTTGCGCGGCATGTTGTTGTTTTCAAACTGCCGTGCCTGCGCCTCGGTGATGTTTTGGCCCACCACGCTATCAATCCAGCCTTGCAGCGGTGGCCACTCCAGGCCGATGGCCTCTATCTGCGCACGAGTCCAGGCACCTCGGGCGGTGCGGTGCTTCATGATGTATTCGCGGGTTAGCTGCATGGCGTAATTCTG